AGTTCGCTGACGCGCTGCATGATGTCCAGATACTCGTCCGTCTTCCTCTCGGAGTACGTCATGTAGGCGTTAAACCGGCGCTTACTCCCCCGGATCATCAGATAGACGATCACGATGAGTACAACGCTCGCGGCGTTAAACACCATGTTAATGACGCTACTCACGTATAAGAAGACCTGGTCAGCTTCGGTCATTTTCGCCACATTCTTCCTGTGGTGGCTTCCTTTCTTGTTCACCAAGACCAGGGAAGAAGAAGGGCGCGAACTTCACGCCCCCGTCGGTCATCGCCTTCTCGCACTCCTTAAGTCTGGCCTCTAGCACCCGGATGTACCTGACGTACTCGACGATTTGCCGCCCGTGTGCGATGTTGTCGGCAAGAACGGTTTGGTAGTCCTTGCGATACTGGTCACTTTCTTTTTCAAGGCCGTCAACCTTTTCCTCCAATTTCTTGATCCGGGCGTCCTGGTCCCGAATCAGGCTTTTGTGCGCCTTGATGACCGACTGGTCGATGCGAGTCTGAAAGTCGAAATCGGCCTGGGCCTTGTTTTGCCTGGCCTGGTCCGACTCGGCGCTGATCTCGCCTTTGCTGCGGCGCAGCTTGATGATCGCTTCCACAACCTTCGTTACGACCATGCCGATCGCAATACCGGCGCCGGAGCCGATGGCGACCCACTTGGCGACTTGGGCGTCGGTGAACTGAGGTAACACCACTTCTGAGATCACAAAAATTACCAGGTTGTGATATAGTGTTACCATCAATTCGCCGAGTTCGGTTCATTAGTTACGGCGCCGCAGTGTAGATCGGGGCCTGTTCGACGCCCGAAGTGTCCTCGTTACTCGGGATCACGGTGAACGATGCGGTCGGAGGCTCACCCTCTTTGAGCGGGTTAAACTTGAACTCGTCCAACCAACTCCAGACGCCGAGTGTCGCGGCGTCGGGGAACTTCACCGACACCAGTTGGTTGTTGTTGATGAGCGTGTTCAACGTGGACAGAAGCGCCGTGGCGTACTGTGCCGTACCCGTGATGTCAGTTGCGGTCTTGAGCTTCTTGGGTTGGCGCGTGCGCCAACCAGTGTTGCGCAGGTTCGTCGTGTCGTTGGCGCCACCCCCACTCCATCCCGGGGGCGCCAACTCCTGTTCGTAGAGTTCGGCGCCCGTGGCGCTCGGGAACGTAATCCTGGTCCCGAGACCGTCTTTTAACCTAGCTACCGTTGGCATCTGACGCCCTCCTTAAGGCTTGAGGTACAGGGTGACCTTAAAGTTGCCCGAGATCAGTTGCATCCTTGTGTCGTCCGTCTGCCCGACCTTGGAGAACGACGAGGTCTTGTGGACCCGTTGCAACACGTAGGTGTCAGTACCCTCAACAAGGACCTCGACACCCCCACCGTTGCCGACCGCCATAAGGGCTGCTTGGATCGCGGAGGCCTTTTGAAAGCCTTCGTCCTCACGGAACGCACGGATCATAACCTGGAAGGTCGGGTACTCGTTTTCCTCGCCGGTCATGAGCCTCGGGTGTAACTCCCCACCCGTGTTCTGAATCGACACCCGGTTGTCAACAGTGGCGGGTAAGGAACCTGCTGTCACAGGCCATTTGTCGTCACCGTCCACGTTGTCGAGTACCCCCTGGTCGATGAGGAACTGCCGGATGACGTAGTTCTGAGGCCAAGGCACTAGAACGCCCTCGTCTCGTACTTGATCCCGTCCCTGTAATTCCTGGTGATGTAGCGCCGCGTGTCCTTCACGGCTTGTTCCACGAACTTCGATCTAGTCGGGGGTTCGTGCCTGTTCTCGGTCATTTCGTGGACGTACACGGCCTTCGGGTCGTCGTAGACGATCGTGAACACCGCGTGAAACTGGCGCCCCGTGGAATACTCTTCGATGTGTCCGCTGGCCTTCAGATCACCGTACTCGACGGGGACGTAATACTGCGCCTTCTCGAAGACCTTTTCCACGCACTTACGGACTGCGACCTTGTTGGCCTCGGGGATGCGCCCGCGAATGGTCTTAACCCGCTTGAACAGCGCCGCGAAGCCTTGGATCTCGCCGCGAGCGATCATAGGAATGCTATCCTCACGAAGTCGTCGTCCTCGACCGGAGGCTCGTCGATCGTGACAGGTATCTTGCTGAACGCCTGGATAATACTCGCCCCCGGGTTCAACAAAGGCTTGGTCGGCTTGGTCACTTCCGTGAGAAGCCCATACCTGAGCACGTCGTCGGGCTTTAAGTCCTCGCCGACGAAGACTTTACTCTTACTGACCTTCTGCGCGCCGTTCCGGTCGATGAAGACCTCGTTCGTGTCGAGCCATCTGACACGGAGTTCGCGTGGCGTGTCGTAGGTCAGGTTGCCTCCCGAGTCACGCCCGGTCGTGCGCCAGTAAACGCACGTCTGCTGGCGCATGTCGTTAACGATCTCCATAGATACGTCGCCTTTGCGATTAAACGACGCCTGGCGCGTTCTGAGGCGCCGCGTCGTAAACGAATGCGCCCGCGAGCGCCAGACTCAGGCGTGACGCTTTGCGCTCACTCGTACTCGGTGCCCAGCCACGTGAGTCGCACCTTCTTCGGGACGATCTTCGTGCTGACGATGTCCTTGTTAAGCCTTGCCAGATTTCCGTCCGTGTCGAGGAGCAAGACTTGTTGGCCGTACTTGGTCGAGTTCAACCCGAGTTCGGCCTTGATCCTCTCGAAGTCGCGGAAGACTTGGGTCGCGCCCTCGCGCGCGACACGCGGGGCGTACACCGAGTAAAAGTGACCCGAAAGCCATCTGACGATGAGTTCGGCCTTCTTGTCACTGTAATCCGACTCCAGGCAAACGTCGTCGAAAAGTTGGTCGGCGGTTTCGATGAAGGCAGCCAGGTCATCCCCTGACTTGACTTTAATGATACCGCCGACCAACTCTGGTGTCGTTCTGGCCATTGACGGCCTTTCTTACTTGTTGTCCTCGATGAACTCCTCGACCTCGTCTTTGGTAAGGCCCCCGTCGTCGCTGATGACTTCGCTCCCGTCTAGGACGTGGTAGCGACGTCCTTTCTTGAAGACCTTAAGGTCGGCATCCTTCGCGGCCTCGAAATCCTCGGTCACGTCGTCGCCCATGGCGCCCTCGGCCATCTGGGCGGCGCGCTGGGCCTGTTGAGCCGCACGCTCCTCACGCCGGCGTTGCGCCCGCTCCGTGTCAGTGCTGAACTCGCTCGCAACGCCCTCGGGCTGCCTTTCCGCGAGGGGTGCGTCCTCGAGTCCGAGACGGTCCCAGGCGCGCACGTAGTCGCGACCAGGACTCGTGTCACCTTCGAGACACCGGAACTTGTTCATGAACATCGAGTCCAGCGGACGGTTGTCCTCGATGATCGTCTCGCGCCCCCGGTTGAACTCGAAGACGTTGCCGTCGTTATCGACGTGCACCCCGCCCAGCAGAAGGAACTGCTTCACAGGGCCAAGGTCACGCGCCGGGTCTGGCGGCTCCTCACCCGCGACGAAGGCGCGCACGGCCTTGTTAACGGCCTCGATCTGGCGCTTGCGGTGCTCCTCACGCTCGGCCTCGGCGCGCATCGAAAGCGGGCTCCTCGCAACGACGCCAACAGGAGCCACGTCCGAGCGTTCGACAGTCAGGTCAGGGTCACGCTCGCGCCGCGACTGGCGCGACTTCCGGGGGGCCTGACTCTCGCCCCCCGGCTCCTCGTGGGGCGACGCCGCGTGCGCGCCACGCGGTCCGTTGCCGTTTCTCTTCGGTGTCTTGGCCACTTTAACTCCTCCTTAGAGGTCTAGAGTGATGTCAACCTGCCAGGGTTATTAGTCAGGTCACGGCGCCGTACCGTGATTGATACCCAGCTTGCCGTCGAAGCGCGAGTGGAAGTACGGCAGGTAGATGCAGAGCACCTTGAAGCTCTGTTGGAACCCGCCGTGCTCGTCCCACTGCACGGTCGTCATGGGCATGCCGTTGATACCTTCCACCGTGTCGGCGTCCATCTGCACGATGAGAATCTGATAGCCGGTCAGGTAGTCGTGCTGGCGCCACTCCGTGATGCCACTAACCTTCGCCAGGCGATCGCGCAGCGAAATGCCCGGGTAGGCCGTCGAGTAGTCGAGTTCCATCCATTGGTTGTAGTTGCTGCTGTAGTAGGCCACGTAGGGGCCTTTGAACAGGTTGTCGCGCAGGGTCTGCACCATCTGCACGATTTCGAGGATGATCGTTGCGTTGTTGGCGCCCGTCGGGGTCGAGAGCACCTTCGTGAAGCGCAGCGGATGGTTCAGCGCCCCGTAGATGGTGTTGCCGCCGTACGAGTACGACGCCGCTGTGCCGAGGCACAGTTGCTCGACGCTCAACATGACGGCCTGGGCCGCGGCCCGGACACCACGCACGTCGAGCGGGAAGTTACCGTTCTGTGACACGGCGATGTCACGACTCGTGAAGTCGTTGTCGCTGTGGATCACAGGGATCGGAAAGACCTGCGTGTCGAGGCTGGGCTTGCTGAACTCGCCGCGACGGATCGGGTCCATGCTGATCGTCGCGGTCGCCGTCCAGTCACCGACGGCGCGCTGCAACGCGATCGTCCCGTAGCCGTTGGCCAGATTATACGGGTTGGCGCCGTAGATGTCAGACCAGAAGCGCAACTCCTTCTTGGGGAGTTCGCTGATGGTCTCGTCGATCCTCAGCCAGTCTTCCTGGCGAAGCGACGCGGGGGCGTTGGTCAAGAGGTTGTACGTCTCGACCTCGCCCTTGTTGTTGCGGATGAAACTCCCGTCCGGGCGGCGGAGAGGGACGGTGATGTACTTTCTCCCGGAAGGCAGGCCATAGCTGTTCAGGTGAACCCAAGGCCTGACCCCACCGAGGCCGAACTGCCTGTACCGCTCGAAGGCGCTTCCCACGCCCCCGCAGTAAAGGCCGTTCATGTCTAACTGCATCAGTGGCATCGTCAACTCCGTTTCTGAGACCGTGCCGAGGCCGAATCTCGGTGAAGGTTAGGTGACGCGAACACGGACGCGCTGCACGGCGCCCGCCTGGGGTACTGACTCGATCGTCCTGAGCTTGAGAGGGAAAGCTCCTGTGCCGCCGCCGGTGACGATCACAGTTCCGTCACCCGCGGACGCGACATCAGTGATCGGACTGGCCGTCCCACCGTTCGCCTTGAGGCGCATCCAGAACACGTCGCCGCGCATGGGGCGATGGAAGAAAACTTTGTCACCGCTGACGTAGAAGTCGTCCACCATGCGCCCGCGCAACCCGTCTTCGATGGCGATCATGAGTTCGCCACCTCCGTATGGGTTGCTGTGGACGACGACGTTACCGTTAACGTCGTGTTGAATCAGGTCGCCGGGATAAATCGTCCCGGCGGCGTTCGCTTCGTCCCGCTTCCTCGCAGACTCGCCATTGAGGAAGACCCGATTCGGTCCTGCCATGTGAATCTCCTGTGCTAAGGGATCGGAACCCTCGACTGTCCTCCGGTTTGGTTACTTGTTGCCGCTTTTGAACGGCGACGGGAACTCCAGATTCGGGAGTCCGAGCTTCTGATCTGGAGGCTTCTCGTTGAGCGGCATCATCGGCATGCCACCGGCCGCGAGCATGTAATTCGTCACGCCCTGGACACCCTGCGCCCCCTGCGCGCCGTCGCCGAACAGCGGAACGGGCTGCTCGAACTGGTTAGCCTGAGTCCTTGGGATCATTGCGTGGATGGCGCGCACGTTGTCGATCGGGGCCTTGCGCAGGTCGTTCTCGCTGAACTGGTTCTGCGGGTAGGCCATGATCTCCTTGATGAGCACGTCCTTCTGCCGGGCCTGGTCGTTAATCATGCCCTGCAACGCCTGCTTGACTTCGGGGGGCGCGCTGTTCACGAACTGCTCGAAGGGGGTGTTCCCTTGGAGGTTGCTGAGATTGGGAGGGGGGTTACCGCCCCCGGTACCCCCTCCCGTACCCCCTCCCGTCCC